GTAACTTACGTGAACCCAAGATGGTGCATTCTCACTTCCGAATTCCCATATCAGTTGGTCAAATATACAATTCTTTCTTATCCAATCAAATATCTCTTTGTTATTTATGCCACCGTGAATATCTGCATCAATATCCAATGCCTTCCCTTCCATATGCTGTGAACTTTTTGAACCGCCAATTCGTGTATTAAGTTCGTGACTTCGGAAACCTGATGAGATACCGATTGGTTTACCAAAATGCTCACGTACTTTGTCAAATACATTGGTGCATACCAGTTTTAAGTTACCCAATTGTTCAGCATTTGGAATGTTGCTAATCCTTAATGCCTTCGCTTGATTGCTGTGAGTGACCTCAAAGTAACTCACATATTTACTTACCTTTTCCATCAGTCATTGCATCGGTTATATCTTCGCTCTTTCTTCCAATGATTGCTTTAATCTTTGACCACAAATCTTTACCGGTCACTGACTCAATTGATTCTATAATTGACTTGAATTCAATGATGGCCACAACGGTAGCAATTAACTTAGTGATGGGGATAAGTTCGGTAATGATATATGTCTCAATAAGGAATCCGCTTACAATTGCAATTTGATACAACATCAATTTAGTGATGGTGTCACTCATCCTGCGTGAGCGAATGCGCTGACCTAATTTGATTGCTTTCCATATCCCCACCACCATATCCATCGCAACCAAAAAACCAATTGTAATCATCAGTTCTTTGATTGGTAGAAACACCGTTGCAATACCCAACAACCACAACTTTACTTTCATCTCTTTTCTTGTTTTTTAAGATACTGCTTCAATAGTTTTTCGTACTCCTTTCGCTTTAATACGATGGGGGTAGAAAGTCTTTTATTGACCACTTGTTGCGCCATTCTTTATATGAATTACTGATTAAAAAGTTGCTCTTTCCGTATGGGTTGCGATCAGGGAAAATGTTGTTATCTGTATTGTTGGTGTACTCGGGGAATAGTTCGCTATTATAGCACAAATAGTCTACCATTCTTTTGGTGTACCATCTTGCGTTTTGTCTTGCAGCCTCTTTGAGTGACTCCATTTCCAGCTTTGTCACTGGTGTAGTGTCCTCGCTTTGTCTACTCACCAAGTTGCCATTATCGTGCTTGTACAATAATGATGGATATAACTCCACCATTGTCCACCACAACACAACTTTCAACACGTACTCATTGAGCAATGTCTCATAATCACCTGATAACGTGCTATTGGCTACATCATCCTTTAATTTAACCGTCAAATTTGTACCCAAAAAGTTGGTCAAATACTTATCCTGCGCCAAGTAAATTGCAGGTCTAATTAAATTGGGATCAACTGCATCCGTTAAAGGAGTGAACTTCTTTATGTAGTCCTCATTAATGAGTAATATTTCTTGTGGTATTGGCATTTTTTAGGCGTATTTAATTGATCCTCTGGATGGTGTATTTATGGGAGCAACACCTTCAACTCCTTTCTTTGGAACGAATGGGTTATTGCCCACACGCTTGTCATTTTCAAGACCTTCATTGGGTAGAATTCTACCTTTGGAATCTCTCTTTCGCATATATATTTGACGCTTCCAAAAATGGTGACAAAATGCGCCACCTTTGTAAACGAATATATCGTATGTGCTTTGTCCAGTAGGTGCGAAATCTCCATTCACTCCCTTATCACTCATCCTCTTTATATCTTCGTATCTAAACACCGCACCTGATGCCGACATCCCTACCATATCAATGCAGAATTCTCTTGAATTTGCAGATAGGTTTTGAGAATATGCATAACGTAATTTGTAAAGTCCTGCATCACCCCATTGTGATTTCTCCCCACCATTTGCATCACTCATTGAAGGCATCTTGTTGAATAGTTGTGAGGTGTAATTCAATTCATTCTCAGGATCAAGTACATCTTCCTCACTTATCAATTCCCATTCTTCCTTATCAATATATTCAGCTTTACTTTTTAATTCATCAATGAAGATTCTCCCTTCCTCATCTGTGAAATCATTTGAAGATTGACACACGTGCGTTGATTGATTCTCATTTACACGTTCAACTATTCTATTTGCCCAATCTCTACCAGCATCACCTCCCCATAATTGCCACGCAATGCGACCTGCTGTTGGAAATCCATCTTCACCTTGATTCCATCCAGTTGCTTCTTTGTCAACTTCGTGACGTGAAAAGTAACTATTCATTCTTTGCACGGTATCAAAAGACAAATTGCGTTTATTGCTGATGTCTCTTGCACGTGCAACACCTACCTCAGTACCACCCCTTCCGTATTCCTCTCTCCACTTTAATCCTAACTCCGCTTCACCTGCCATTTCATCGGTAGGCTCGTAACTTTCTAAATTAACTTTTTTTTTTTGGACTACTTGCGTGGGATCAATAGCGACATTGGATAAGTTATCGAATATCTCACTTATTTGAACATCGGACAACATTGGGAAAGATGCCTTTGTGATTGCCTTTGCACTTGGAATGGTCAAGACATTTGCAGTAGTCTGCACAATGATTTCAAGTAGTGATGCAATTTGCGCTCCGTTCAATGCTTGACTTGCAACATCAACTGGTTGTGCTACTGCACCACTTGCATCCACTACGGTATCATCAGCGAACAAATCATTCTGCACAATTTTAACTTCACCGAATACACCAAATGACGCTAACGCTTCCTCTACTGCACCTGTAATTAATCTTTGAAATGGCTCAATTACTTGACGCTGAAAAATACGCATCGCAGTTTTCATCTCATCGGTATTGCTACCCAATCCACCGCCATCACGCACACCAAATAACAAAGGAGATGTAACACGATGGCTTACCAAAATTGCCTCTACCGATTGGTCAACCAACGTGGTGAATTGCTTATCCATATCACTAACCGGAAATGGAGTGAATTCAACACCTCTATCACGTTCCTCATTAAAGAATGTCAATACCTTCCCTGCATTTTCTGCGCTACCCAAAGACATCTGCAACTGATTTTTAATCATATGTTGCTCCTCCAAAGAAGGGATGCCGTTGTTAAATGATGCAATCAAAGATGGGAAGAAACCATTTAAAATAAGATTGACCTGGTACTCGCTCAACTGCCTCATCTTTTCAATCTCATTAATCGCACCAACATAGTCAGGCTTTGGATAGTATTCGCTACCAACCATCAAACTATGCACGAATAATACTTGCTTTGGCTCAGCTTCGTTAGTATTAACATCGAACATCGGAATATAATGCGGTGTGTTTTTCTTTTTCCGCATATCCGACCAATCACGTGAATACCACACACCAACAACATCATCTTCCTCATCACTACAAGCAAGGCGACAATTCTCAAATGGTAGATGGTTTATTTGTGCGATGGTGCTTCTATCCATTGACCAAATAATCTCCCAATAAAAGCCACCGTGTAACTTCAAATCAAGAGATGTTGGATGGATAATCTTATCAAGATTCAAACGATTAATTTCTTTAACCGCTTGTGGAGTTGATGCAGTCAATTCTCGACCTGCAATCATATAACTAATTGAGTTAACCAGTGCGCCGTGTACTGGTGACTCATTATAAAGTTCTATCAAGTATTGTGGAAAGGCATTGCTCTCCCCATAGTTAACCCATCCCTTTCTATCTTCTTTCTCAATTGGATCAATCTTCACATATTTGGACATCTCAATTTGAGTTGCTCCAATGCGTTGCTTTATTTCGTCAATGTTAGCCATTGTATTCGATGTCATTTGGGATGGTTAATGTTGGTTGGTCAAAGTAAACGGTTAACGTAGTGAATTCGATATAACCTCTTTTAATCTCACCAACCACATCAGCATCAGCAGGATCAAGGTTGCTATTCGAATTTTGACCATAAATAATATAGTTATAGCGACCACCATCAGTAACAAGAATACTACCATTGACAGCATCGTCAACATCAGTGCTAATGGATAGCGTAGTAATTCTTTCATTTGTGTCAATAACCGATGGAATAACCGCAAATAATTTTAATGTAATCTCATTTTGTAAGATTAACAGATAGTCCGTAAAGGAAGGTAAAAGCAAAACCCCTTCCTCTAATGAAAGAAGAAGGGTTTGCGAGGCGGTATTTGTTTGCAGATAATTCACTACCTACAAATATAAATTAAATAGTTGGTAACACAACGGTGATTCCACCATAGTTATCGAATGGTAGACTTGTATAAGATTCCAAACGATATGCTTTGTGACCTTCCTCAGCAGTGAAGGTGATGGTGTAACCATTCAAATCACCTTTGGCAACACCAGTTGATGTAGTCATAGCGGTAACTTCTGCACCATCAGCTTTACCAACCATCCAAATGTTATCGTTGTTATCTTGTACAAAAACAACCAAACGATTTTTAGCAACTAATTCTAATTGCTTTCTGCGTGCAGCACTCAATGCAAAGAATGTAGCAGTTACCGTTTGAGTGTAGAATATTGTTCCATTCTCAACAGATGAAGCCACCTCTTCGTTGAAGCTACCCGTATGCTTTGGACAAGTATACTTATAGATGGATGCGGTAGGCAATCCATCAACTTCCTCAGTAGTTGCATCAATGGTAACATTGGTCAAAAAGTCTTGATGCTGTTGCAAGTAAATTGCTTTGATGCCACCAATCGTTGATTTGCATTCAAGTGTAAATCCTGCGGTTAATTCACAAGCCATATTTTTATATTTTTATTATTAGTTAAAATAAAGGGAAGGCAGACTTAACCACCTTCCCCTTTACTTGTGGTTATTATTATGCGTTGCGACCAATTACGCAGTCTGCGTAAACTCCAACCTGTACACCAGTGCGGAATCTCATAGCCATACGTACGTTATCGGAAGCATCAGTCAAAGACATATCTACAACCTTAACT